TTTCGGAAAAGCTATCAAAGCCTTGAAGAAGGGTAAGAAAGTAGCTAGATCTGGCTGGAATGGTAAAGGTATGTATATAGTTCTAGTTAATAGCAAAGAAGACGGAAGTTCGGAAACATTCAATACTTTTAAAGAAATCGCTTATGATAGAGACAATAATGACAGTAGTACCTCAGCTTCCTTAGTTAGTGTTGATCCTTACCTTGCAATGAAAACAGCGCAAGACACAGTTCAGCCAGGATGGTTAGCATCTCAGGCAGATATATTAGCAGAAGACTGGACTTTAGTAGGTGAGTAACATCACCTTCTCTCTTCCGATTTACTGGACGAAGGTATTCAAAACGAAGCCAAACAAAACTCATCTGGCGGGAATAAATTGGTATCGTAATGCATTTCATACCGATCAGAACAACTTCAAGCAGGAATTTACAGAACTAGTGCTCAACCAAGTTGGTACCTCTGAAGCTCTCCATAAGTCGTTCTCTATGCATTACGACCTCTACTACAAGTCAGTAGCTTGTGATCCTTCTAACATAATCGCCATGATCGAGAAAGTCTCTCTAGACGCCCTCAAACATGCCGGTTACATTAAGGATGACAACGTAAGGCATCACCTCTCTTCGTCTTACAACGTAATCGAAAGAGACAAAGAAAACCCACGAGTAATCGTAACATTTATACCAAAGGACCTCAATGAAAAACCTACTGAAGAAACTAAATGAACCATACACTCCAACTAACTTCGAATGGTTCGGAACGCATCTAATTATCCTTATAGTAGCTATTATGGCAGGAGCTACAGGTGGTTGAGTCTAGAGGATACTCAGGCCTACCTGACATATCTAAAGCCTTGTACCAAGAAACCTATTTCCTTCCTGATGAAGACTACGCTGGCTGGCTACACAGAGTAACTAGTTCTTATCAGAACGACTCTGCGCACGGACAACGTATGTCTAGCTACATCAGCAACTACTGGTTTCACCCATCTACTCCTATTAGCTCCAACGCTGGAACTACACGTGGACTACCAATCTCATGCTTCACCGGCTCTGTACCGGACACGAAAGAAGGTATCTTCGACTCGTGGACTGAATCATGCTGGCTTGGCTCTCACGGTGGAGGAGTTGGCAAGGACTGGAACCAAGTACGTGAAATGAACCACAAAGTAGGCCAATACGGCGGTTCATCATCTGGTATTATCCCCTTCATGAAAGTCGACGGTACATTAACCAACGCAATCTCGCAAGGTGGTATCCGTAGATTCTCTCAGGCAGACTACCTAATAGTATCTCACCCTGAAATCGAGGAATTTGTGGACATCCGTAAGCCTACTGGTGACCAAGGACGTAGAGCACCTGAGTTACATCATGGTGTAGCTATCACTGACGACTTCATGCATGCAGTTATTCACAACAAGCCTTGGGATTTAATCTCTCCTAAGGACGGCTTAGTAATCAAAACTATTTCAGCCTCTGAATTGTGGACTCGTATTCTTGAAGTACGTACTACCCTAAAGGGTGAGCCATTCATGCTATTCATCGATACGGTGAACCGATTAGCTCCACCTGAGTACATCTCAGACAACATCTCAGTTACTACTTCAAACTTATGTACTGAGATAACTCTACGTACTGATGATAACAACACTGGTGTGTGCTGCCTCGGATCTGTAAACCTTGAATACTACGACGAGTGGAAGGACGACCCTCTATTCTTAGCTGACTGTCAGGACTACCTTGACAACGTACTACAGTCTTTCATCGACATGACTGATGGCAAGCCTGGTTTCGCCAAGGCACGTAACTCAGCTATCGACGAACGATCTATCGGACTTGGCGTAATGGGCTTTCACTCGTTACTACAAAAGCGTAATCTACCATGGGAAACTCCTATGGCCAAGGGACTTAACAACGAAGTATTCACTCACATCAAATCTAGCTGTGACTCGCATAACATCGCTGTAAACAATCCTTGTCCTATGGCAATCCGTACTGGTTCACGTAAGCGTAATATCCACGTAACGGCTATTGCTCCAACTATGTCTATTTCCAACCTATGTAACTTAGCTTCTGGCGGTATCGAGCCTTGGGTAACTAATGCCTTTACTAAGAAACTGAAGCAAGGTTCATTCCCTGTTCGTAATAAGTTCCTAGGGCAAGTACTGGACAACTACGCATCTTCTAACAACCTAGACAGTACATGGGTAGCTACTCAGTGGTCTAGCATTATGAAGAACGACGGCTCAGTTCAGCACTTACCTTACCTTGACCAGTGGACTAAGGATGTATTCAAAACAGCCTTCGAAATCGACCAAACATGGCTAGTCGACTTCGCAGGTGATCGTGCACCTAAGATCGACCAAGCCCAATCACTCAATCTGTTCATCCCAGGTAACTCACACGTACAGCGTATATCTGACATTCATATCCTAGCATGGAAACGCAATGTTAAGTCACTATACTACTTACGATCTAGTGCAGTGAATCGTGGATCGACAGAATCAAAAGAAAGAAAAGTAATCACATCATCTACTGAATCGATGGAATCAATGATGTCTGATGCTTGTATAGGATGTGCATAATGAGCAATTTAATTAAGCAAAACGGAATGTTAACCTTCAAGCCTAACTCAGGCTTCAAGTACCCACACTTCTGGGAGTACTACAAGCAGCATGACCGTATGCATTGGACCGCAGAGGAGATCAACCTAACTAAAGACGTACAGGACTTCCAAAAAGCTTCCGACGAAGAGAAAACTTACATTACAAACGTGATGAAGACATTTACTCAGAACGAAGTATTGGTAGGCGCTGGTTACGACACTATGTTACGAATCTTCAAGCCTGTCGAAGTACAAGCTATGCTTTCTAACTTCAATGCTCGCGAGTATACTCACATCGAGAACTACTCCCTATTCACTGAGACACTTGGTCTACCTAGCTCAATCTATTCTGACTTCCTTGATATACCTGTTATGTCATCTAAGACTGAGTACCTTGACAAAGCCAAGGTTCGCAAGTATGAGGACTACAAGAAAGTCGGCCTTAGTGACGCTGAAGTTGACAAGGAATTCCGCAGATCAGTAGCTCGTATGCTAGCCGTCTATGCAGGTGGTACCGAAGGCATCTCCCTATTAGCACAATTCGCAGCACTTCTGAAGTACCAATTCGAAGGTAAGTACCCTGGCTTATGTCAGATTGTCGAGTTTTCCCTTAAAGAGGAAACTATGCACTGTGTAGGTAACTCTCATCTTTTCCGTGATTTCATCGCTGAGAACCAGGACATCTGGGACGACGCTCTCAAGTTCGATATTTACGAAGGTATCCGTGAAGTAGTTTCCTATGAGTTCGCTCTAATTGACTACCTACGCCCACCCCACATGTCTAACGAATCACTTAAGCGCTATGTGGAATACTCTGCAGATAACGCCCTTAAGGAACTAGGTATGAAGCCTAACTACAACGTAACTGTTAACCCTCTACCTTACATGGACGACGCAGTTGGTATGATTCATACTGACTTCTTCTCCGGTACTGTAACTGAGTACTCGAAGGAAGTCCAAGGTAACTGGGGTGACATTTCTTACGACGCATGGAGGAACTAGTATGGGTAATCATATAGACGCACAACAACCAGCCCACACTTGTGGCTGCTGTGAAGTGGACGACTGTCCTGCATGTAACGCCGACAAAGCTCGAATCATGAGCCAAGTAGGTTCATCTAGCAGACGAATCCAAGTAGACGACGAGCCTTTTATCACTCCTGATTATGTAATATCTGATGAAGCACTAACAGCTGCTCAGTCAATATCGGAGCAATTCGAAGTCCCTACTACTCATGAGGATGTCCTGGAAGCTCTTGGTATAGTCGAACAGGATTCATCTGACAACAATGGTGGCTCAACGGACTACTATCGAATCAATGACTCTTGGTCTATGGCTCAGGATGTAATCGAAGACAGAGTCATGAACTACTCTCAAGGCAACATCTTCAAAGTAGCATTCTGTTTCAACCAAGGACGTCATGATGCTACTAGCTACGAACGTGAGCTAAATAAAATCATCTACTTCGCCCAACGCGAATTAGATAGAATTAAAGGGAACTAAATGACAATGTATGTGTATCTAAAAGATAAGTACCCAAAACCATTAGTAAAGTATGTATTTAAGTGTTTGGGATTATCAAAACAGCATAACATGCCTATTAGAGGTCTTCGTGGTACAGGGAACTCCACACTCACTGCTGTAGAAGCTTACTTAGGTGGGTACTCTGTAGTAGCTACAACAGTAAATCCTTCTAGTGAGTGTTGTGATGAAGACTATTATAAGACTCACATAGTACTTAATAGTAAGTACGAAGTAACGGCAATAAATAAACTACTTAAACAACTCAAAGGAAATTAATGGAACAACTATTTGAAATAGAGTTACCAAAAGACAAAACTAGTGTATGGGACAACTACTGTCCTGTAGTACAAACGCCAGATGGAAGACAAGTACATATCTTCTTAACAGATGCTATCGAGTCTCCATCTACTTACAACGAAGTATACTTCAAGCTAATATCTGCTCAAGTAGGTGACAGCATCACTGTACATATTAACAACCCTGGAGGCTACTTATCAGCAGCTAACATGCTCTATACAGCTATGAAGAAGTGTAAAGCAACTATCCATGGTGTACTGTCTGGTACAGTTGCATCAGCTGCTACAGTGCTTACTATGGCTTGTGATACTATCGAAGTAGCTCCTTATACTGAATTCCTTATACACAACTACAGTGGTGGTGTTGCAGGTAAAGGTAAAGAAGCTAAGGACCAAATGGATTTTGTTAACAACGAAATCAACGAATCATTCAGAGACTATTACAAAGGCTTCCTGTCTGAAGAAGAGATTTCTGATGTCATAGATGACCACGATATTTGGCTAAATAGCCGAGAGGTACTTGAAAGATGGAACAACAGAACAAATATCTAAAATTTTTACAAGGAGCTTGTAATGAGTATAAATTGGGATAACGTCGAGTTTAAAGACGATAAGCGATTTCTATCTAATATGTTTCCTGTAACAGTAGTCATAGACGGCATTTCATACCCTAGCCCAGAGAACTACTATATGTCTATGAAGTTCGCTACTGTATGTGATAAACTTGTTACAGAACTGCAGGAATGTACCCCACTAAACTCTAAAACTATCGCTAATAAGAATAAAGATAAAATAAGACCTGATTGGGATGACATAAAATTAGGAGTTATGAGAGTAGGTGTTATGGCAAAATTTGCACAAAACACGTCACTTGTTAAACAACTTCTTGACACTGGTGACGAGTACTTAGAAGAACGTAACGACTGGAATGACACGTTCTGGGGAACTTACCAAGGTAAGGGTAGTAATCACTTAGGATCGCTTCTTATGGAAGTAAGAAACTACTATAAGGGACTACTATGAAATCTCTAGAAACAGCTAAATACCTAGTATTAGATACCAACAAAGGTGTATATAAGCTTAAATACAGTATACTTCTTGATAACAGGAGTAAAGTTATGACAGGATTAATATATAAAGCAACTAACGTAAAAAACGGTAAAACGTATGTAGGAAAGACTACTGGGTCTTTACGTGAACGTAAAAACGGACACTTAAGTGACGCTAGATGTAACAAGACATCGATGTACTTTCATCGTGCTATCAATAAGTACGGTGAAGAAAACTTTGAATGGGACACTCTAGTGGAGAATGTACCTGTTGAATTACTCTCTGATTTAGAGATAAACTGTATAGCCATGGAAGCATCGTATACTGATGGGTACAACCTTACTGAAGGCGGCGAAACTAACAAAGGGTGGAAAGCTTCCGCTGCAACACGAAAGAATATGAGCAAAGCCCAAAAAGGCCGTACATTTACTGAAGAAGCTAAAGCAAAGATGAGTGATGCTCAGTGCGGGACGAAAAGTCATAAGTTCAGCCCATGGTTTCTAACCTCTCCTGATGGAGTAATTACAGAGTTTTATGATATCACTATAAAAGAATACGCCAAACAGAATGGCCTTAGTTATGGTAATTTAATGTACCGAGTTAGAGACTCCTCAGGCATCCCTGCCAAGAAAGGTGTACTAAAAGGCTGTATCGGTGGTCTTATAAAGGATCTTTATGAATAAGTACCTTATTTTGGATACTAATATCCTCCTTTTGGATGCTAACAACCTCACCATTCTAGCTAACGACGAAACCACTATCGTTCTACCTGAAACCGTAATCAACGAACTCGACTCTAAGAAGTCAGTACCCGGTGAACTTGGCTATCAGGCACGTTCATTTGGTCGTCTAATAGCTCGTGGTACCATCATGGAAGTCTTCAAGCAAGACAACCTAGTTATCACTCCAGTAATCCTGGAGGATGGTACTCATGTCCACATTACTTCTGCTTCTAGCTACTCATTCGACACTACTTCTGTTGACCCTAGCACTCTAAATGACCGCAAGATCATCGATGTAGCTCTGGAGTACAACAAGTACTACGAGTCAGTAACCTATATGTCTAACGACGTTATGTGCCGCATTACAGCTCTTTCA